TGCTATTTGGCAAAAAGCTGTAAAAAGCTTTTCACGATTGTCGGGATTGCTCATCCGAGCTACTCCGATGATCGTTGGTGGACAAACCCGTGGTTGGGTAAAGGCCGTGTTCCATTTCTCTAAGCTGGTAGTTGAGCTAAAGCGTCGCCAAGGCTCGCGTGGTCTTGCTCTCTTCTTAAAAGCAAATTTATTGCTTCTCCAGAGATTAGTCTCTGGTTCAAGATTGCTTAACCCTCGTGAGGCTGGTGTAGCCGTTGCCACAACTAACCGGGGGGTTCCTCGGTGGATACCCGTTATCCATCGGAAGAGGTTACTTCGCGGCGATAGGCCAGTGATAATCTTCTACTTTGGGATCCTTTCCCTTTATCGGGTATTGGATTTCAAGGGGAAGTTGTCACTGTCTACCGTTACGGCACCCGGTGTGGATATACCTGAATCGCTGATATCTGAGTTTGAATCCTTCGTTTCGACGAAGTTTCTCTCTTGGATCAAGCGGTTTAATGTATCTCCATACAAAGGTGTACGAGATAGGGAAGACTCGGGATTCTGGGGACAACCAAAGTCGTCTCCAGGATACCTTGCCGGCCCTATACGCTTAGTGGACCTCTCTCCGAGATGGAAATGGATGTTCACTTCGGGACCCAACTCAACTTACAGTAAGTTACTTGCTGTGGGAAATGCCTGGATAGATATGATTGCGATTCATTCGCGACCAGCTCTATTCAGCCTGCTTGAACACTTCCGTGAACAAACAGGAGGTTCATCTCTAACTTGGCTTCCTTGGTTTGAAGAGGTCATAACGGCCTCTCTCAAATGGAGTGAGCTTTGTTTTGAGACCCAGCGTAAGTCAGGAAAGACTCCCGAATGGAAGCCTACCGAACCTTATGCTGGAGGATCTGCACAGTACCACGTGGGTGCACTTTCTGTGGTTGAAGAACCCGGAAAGAAGAGGATAGTGGCCATGGTGGATATCTGGACCCAATGGGCCCTTTATCCCTTGCACCGCTTCATCTTCGATAGGATCCTGGGGAAACTTCCCCAGGATGGTACGTTCAATCAGCAGAAGCCTGTAAAGGCCCTGCTGGAGCGTGCTAAGGAAGCTGGGCGGACGCACTTTTGGTCTTATGACCTTAGTGCGGCAACGGATAGATTACCTATTCGGCTCCAGATATTGGTCTTGGCGGCATTCACCCATTTGGGTTATGCTTCCTGTTGGGCGGCCTTGCTAACGGAAAGGGATTACCGTACTCCAAAAGAGTACGCCACGACCTTCGGGCGTGGAGCTTCCACAGTACGTTATGCTGTAGGTCAACCAATGGGAGCATACTCCTCTTGGGGTATGCTTGCCTTGACACACCATGCTTTGGTCCAATTTTCCGCTTGGAAAGTGGGACACCGAGCATGGTTTCCGTGGTACGCCGTACTTGGTGATGACGTCGTGATCTGTGATCGCGATGTTGCCGCCTCGTACGTATCTCTCATGGGGACGATTGGCGTTGGTATCGGTTTTCACAAATCGATAATCAGCGACAACACGTCCCTCGAGTTTGCAAAACGGTTCTACCATAAGGGGGTGGAGGTTAATCCTCTATCCCTGGCTGGTATCGCCGTTGGGTGGCTCGGCCCAGGTTTCGTACCTGAGGTCGTGGCATCCGTGCAAGCTCGTCTGGGGGTGTCTTTGACACTTTACCAGATTGCGAGATACTTGGGGATTGGGTTTCGGTCCGCGTCGGCGGCGAGTAATCGCCTTCTGACACGGCTCCCGAAACTTCTTTCCTCGAGCTTGCTGCTCCTCCTTCGTCCCGGAGCACCCTTCGGTGCTGCTTCGCTTCTCGATTGGTACCTTGCTGTCACCATGACAGGAGGTGCTAAAGGGAAAGTGAAGTATGACAATGAAGAGAAACTCTTCAGGGTCATCTGGGCGGAGGCGGTAGACACGGTGTTGGGACCCGCTTTGGGTCGGCTTAAAACCGTTTTGACCGGGCTCTTTATCAGTCCTGCTCGTAAGAGCAAGGGTGGTAAGGAGATACCGGCAAAGCGATACTTTAAGTTCGATTTCCTCAGTGGGATTCCTACACCGGAGTACCAGTCCTGGTTTAAGTCACTTTTATCTCCTCTCTTTATGAGAAGGTATAGAGGTGCCATAGACGAGGCTGGCAGCCTACTGCAGAAAGCCATGAAAGTGTGGACTCGGGAGAGGGACCTTAAACAAGTCCTTCAACTGATCGAACTTGCCCTATCCAAGCTTGCGCTTGTGCCGAAAGAGGTTGGTTTACAGCGGCGCGATGAGTCAGACACACCTGTGACTGATTCATCTGTGCTTGCTGTTCTCCTTCCTCGATCGGTGAAGCGTTGGCGAGGTGTGGCCAAGTTCGTGGACCGTAAGGGTCTGGCCTCGTACCGTCGCAGAAGGAATTCTGCGCCGGCCCGATTCTCTTCTCGAGTGTTAAAACTTGATTAGAGATTGGGGGCGAGGCTCGGTATTTCCGAGCTCACCTAAATATCCCAACCACACTCCAGGAGGTAACTGCTTCTGGTTTCAGGGACGTCCACCTAACTCCTTTCCTTATGTGTTGAACACATTTTGGATCGGAACTAAATAGAATAACGCGTCTTAAGCGACACGTCGTCCGGAG